GTCCTACTCATCGTCATCCTCGAGCTCCTCATCCGTGGTGAGGTCGATCGGGTTGGTTTCGTTGAAGTCGTTGATCGCGCTGAAGTAATGATCGCGATACTCTTCACGCACAGCGCCGGGGTTCTCACGCATGATGCGGAGAACCAGCGCGCTGAGCTGCATCGCGAGACGCTCGTGTGCAGCCGTCTCTTGGTACGCCTGGTTCACCAGGCCATGGAGAAGGATGTTGTCCTGGTAGGCTCGATCCGCGCGCGCCTCGACCGTGGCGAGTTGCGTGCGGTACTGCTCGAGCTGTTCACCTTGTTCCGTGACCATCGTGGCCCAGTGCTGGAGGAGCACAGTCGGCAGGCGACCTTGCTCGTCCTGGTGCTGGCGGCGACGCTGCTCGCGGCTCGGCTGGTCCTGGCTTGACATCTTGCTGGCTTGACTTGTCCTTCACGTAGTATATTGAAGAATGAGGAGTGGAGGACGTCGTCTTTGGTCGAAATTAATCGTGCGGTATAGGTGATCGGGGCCGGACGGAGTCTACGAGTTTGGGACCCCCACACAGTGAAGCACGAAGTGAAACGCAGTTAGCGTAACAAAGTGTGAGAGGGTACGAGTAACCCCGAGAGACTATAAAGAACGTTTATTGAAGACAAAGCGTACTCCGTAACGAGTCATTCTTCAATATACTACGTGAAGGACAAGTCAAGCATGCAAGATGTATGCCTAGACAGCAGAACGCAGCTAGTCCAGCAGCAACAGACGATTGAAGTCGTCCTCCGTTGCGTACTCCACCCACGCTTGGGACTCGAGTACACGGGACAGGTCAGGGTCAGGCAGAAGCGACGCCAAGTCGACTTCTGTGAGGAGATCGTCGCCGGTCGCCTCCTCATCAACGTCCATGTCCATGGTCGGAGCATCCGACGTATCTGAGATCTGCGCGAGGAACTCGTCCGCAGCCTGTGCCGCTGACTCCATGTCATCGGGGAACATGCGCTCGCGGAAGCGACGCATGATTGGTTCACAGTCACGACTGTCAGGAAAACAGTCGACCAACCGGTAGTTGGAGATCACGATGATCTTCTGTGGACGAATCTTCTGCAGAACACCGCCCTTGATTTGAGCAGTAAACGGGTATCGATCGGCCCAGATCTTTAGAGCCGAAGCCGTGACTTCGTTCTTGGGTGACCACTCCTCGATGATAACGACTGGTTGTGCGTCATACCCGTCCCACCACTTGTTGAGCATCTTCTGGTAGCAAACGTCGCCATACTTGTCCCAAGCGAGTCGGGACTTTCCAGTCCCAGTAGTTCCGACCCACCACTCGTTCTGCGTGTCACCATCGATGACGCTCGTTCGGGGGACACGCATGGAGAGCAGACGCTCACGGAAGGCGATCCAAATCCGAGGGTACTCGCGTTTGATCCAGTCCCAGTTACCGGACTCAGCAGCCGAAAGTACAGCACGCCAGGTTTCTGCCGTGGCTTGCCCAGCCGTAGCACGGTCCGCAGGGAGCTCACCAACTTCGAAAAAGTCCCCTTCTTTCGTGCAGTAAGCCTGGTTGTCGGCGCCAGTCCCTCGAGCTCGCTCGATGTGCATGGCCGGTAATAGCCGCTTGACAGCAGTGAAGGTTGTCTGGTGTTTGAGATGCATGTAACCTTGCAGATGAGGAGTTCCTGACTCTCCTCGTTCTCGACCCACCACCATGTAGATGACATGTCTGCGATCGGCGAAACAGCGAAGCTGGTCTTCGGCGTCCAACGGGTAGTTGTTCCAGGTGAAGCAGAAGCGTCGGAACGAGTTGCTCGGAGCCATCCGAGCGCGAGGAAGGAAATTGCAAAGTGATTAACGGGAGCCGTGCCGCGGTTCGCAGGCGACGAGCGAAGCGAGTGCCTGCAAGCGGCAGACGGCGTACCCACAACCCTGGTTGAATGTACAATCTAATCGGGGGACCCACTAAGGCACCGGAGCGAAGCGGAGGTCGCCGGAGTGGGGTTGCCAAGCGAGCGCAGCGAGCCGATCACTGGCTGGGCTAGCGGCGCCTCATTAGGCGCCTAGTATTACCTAGCCCAGCATTTGAGGCGAGGCACCATATGCCTCATAGCCTCAATTTCAAGTTGAGGTTGAATATTGGGAACTAGAAGAAAGGCACGTCACTTCTAGTTTATCCTTGAAGTACGCAAGTTCAACTTCAAGTGCAAGTTCAAGTTCAAGTTCAATCAAGATGGCGTATCGTCGCACCAAGAAACGTTCGCCTGTTCGGCGCTCTCGTCGCCCGTCCTACGCGCGCCCGCGTCGGACTGTACGTCGAGTTGCCCGCCCGAAGAGCAAGGTCCAGCGACAGTGTTCTGTCGCGGATCTTTCCCCAGCGGGAAAGTTCGCACTGGCTCAGCTGGATCCTTTTGAGACTAAGTGCTTGGGTGCGAAGATCCCTGATTCGAATTCGATCCCTAGTATCTCGAATCAGGATACCGACATTATTCCAATGCCTGTCGGTGCCGGACTAGAATGCACCGCATTCCGTCCGTCTTATACGTGGGGTTACATCTCGGCGGTTGGCGCAGCCTCCAGCGTTAGCTGGGGAGCCAGTTACACCACGCTAGCACAGAACCGTCAGAAGCGCACCAACTACCTTGCAGTTGCCGAGCTTACGCGAGCTGTCGCCCACGGTGTACGTATTTCGTCCCCGTTGGCTCCGACAATCGCGACTGGTTTTGTGCACGTAGGCCTTGCTACGGAGAGCATGTACAATGCTGCGACGTGGCAATTCCCTACCACCGTTGGCGAAATGGCGAACCTCGCCTATTATCGCCGCGTGACTCTTGCGTCTTTGACGCAGACTCCTCTCACTGTCATCAACAAGTGGATCGACGATACTGCTTTCCGCTACGTTGACGCCGGTTGGACGGCCGGAAACGCTACGGCGCAGGAGATCCAGACAGATGGCGGTTGGGCCGCCATCCTTGTGATGGTTGAAGGAGGCAACAACTCAGCCGCCACGCTCAGTGTGGAGCATACGTTGATGTCGGAATTTATTCCGAAGAAGGACGCTGTTATTATTGGTACAGCTGCCGCTGCTAACCAGCCTGGTGTGCTGTCAGCCACCACGCAGATGATCCAAGAACAGGACTTCGTGCATACGGAGGCCGAGCAGGGGACGTATATCAACTCGGGTGTTCAAGCGTTTGCCCAGGGAGCCGCTCAAGCAGGTACTGCCGTTTATGAAAACGTTGCTGTACCGCTGATGAACCGAATGGGCCAGTATGTCGGGAACACTGTTGCTAACGGTGTTCTTAACATGCTTGCCGGTCGGGGCGGTTTGCCTGGTGTGAATGCTAACCCGAATCGTCTGTTGATGTATTAACAGAGGAATATGCCTCCGATGTCCGCATGGCCCCGTCAGCTTATGCTCCGAGTTCTCGGCGCCATAAGCCACGGGGAGAGTCGGCTACGGAGACACTGAAGCAACTGCGAGTGCAAGCGCAGCTGATGGCGCGACGTAACGCGCAGAACGCGAGACGTCCTGGTATCAGTCGGCCCGACGCTGATACAGAGGAGTTGTATTCATGGAGTGACAACACCATAGCTGCAGCTATGGCGTCCCTGCCCGAAGGTCGGGACGAATTGTAGATTAGGTTTATTCTCTCACAATCAAACCTTAGTTCTACAGAATGTTTGTCCTACTCATCGTCATCCTCGAGCTCCTCATCCGTGGTGAGGTCGATCGGGTTGGTTTCGTTGAAGTCGTTGATCGCGCTGAAGTAATGATCGCGATACTCTTCACGCACAGCGCCGGGG